AGCCGCGGCCGTAGTCGTGATGCTCAATGCCGTTGCGCTCATTGGGGATGTTCCTCTCTATCTGGTTCGGGTTCAGGTGCAGGTGCAGGCTCGGCCTCGGCCTCATTGGCCGGCACGGACTCGACGACTTCCCACGCGCCGGTCTTGTTATTGCGGACCTTGACGATGGTCGAGCCGCCATCCAGCGGACACGGCACCGGCCGAATGGTGTCATCGTCCCAACGCAGATTGAACGTTGCGCCGCACTGGCGACAGGTAACTTTCGCTAACACGACAGCCTCGCTCACTATTTGATCTCCAGACAGATGATGGAAGTGAATATGCCGATGCTTGGCTCACCACCACCGGCAACCTCGAATCGCCGTGAGCCGATGTACAACCGATCCGTCGCCCGAATGTCCACATCCGCCGGAAACGTAAAGTCCCAGTAGACATAGTCCTGAACACGAACTGCCGACTCACGCTCACGCGGCGTGTACTGCGATGGGACGTAGTTACAGGGCAGCGTCGCGATCTTCGTGTACGTATCGGTCTGACCACCGCTCGTATCCGCAACGATGGACTTGCGATAGAGGTCCGCCGAGCCAGTAAGGATCGTCCGGTGCGCGACCTGCAAACCCTTGACGCCACGAATGCCGCTCATAGGATCGAGATCCCGCGGTATTTCTGGAGGATCTGCTGACCGAGCGGCGGCAGCGTCTCAGGCGCCATCGACACCGACAACTGCTGGGTAATGTTGTAGGTCTGCACGCCTGGCTGCGATAGGTCCGTGAGCGTCGTCCCAAGCACCTCGCCGACCATGAGCGTCAACTCTTTGATATCCGCCGGACAGTCCGTGAGCGCACACCAGCCGACCGAGCCCGTCACGCTGATCCCCTCTTCCCAGTACGGGAACAGATAGCGACCGGTGGCCGGCGTGCGGTTCAGATAGCGGTACGGCTCACCTTTGAGCGGTGCGTTCCTCGGCCCGAGCCAATAGTCGGTCGTAACCGTCCAGACGCGCTCGTAGGTTCCGTCGCCGTCTTCGTCCGTAGCAACCTGCGTCACCGATAGGAAGTCGTCAATCGTGACGCGACCAGGAATCCCACCGGGCCGCTCGAGCGTGTCGAATTCCCAGCGGTACGTCTGCGGCCAGCGGTGATTCGCCGTGTAGTAGCGCGTCTCAGTGGCAGCGTAGAACCGATGCCCGGTCTCAGCGTCCACCCAGCGCGAGGCAACCTCAACGATGTTCGCAAGCTGCGTCTGCCGCGAGTCGCTCGTGTCGATGCCGAGCCGTTCCATGAGGTCGGCCGTATCGGCGTACGCGTTCGCCACGTCTCAGTCTTCCAGTCGAATAGCCGAGTCGAGCGTGACGCCCATCATGGCGCCGGCGACGGCACCAAATGGACCGATCAGGAGCGCGCCAGCGATCCCGAACAGCACCGCCCAGACAACCGGCGTCAACATCAGGGTTCCGGCTTGCACGTTCCGCAAAAATTGCAGTGGTAGATTCCTTCGCCTTTGGGCTGTGGGTGCTTGATCGTCTCGCCATTGCAGACGGAGCACAGCGCGACCCGCGGGCTCGACTTCGTAGCCTGGGCGAGTTGGCGATCAGCCTCCGCCGCGGCTTCCTGTGCAGCCTCAACGTGAGCGCTCGCGAGTTCCGCGTTGGCCTGCGCGACTTCCGGATCAGGCTTTGGTGAGGGCATAGCTAATCTCCTTCATGTTCTTCACGGTGAGCGGGACCGTGCGGCCCTCATGGCTCAAGATGGCTTGCGGGTCAACCCACACCTTGAAACCGGCATCGCGCGCCAGCGCGCAGAATCCCCAATCCTCGCTCAATTCGAGGATGCCGTCGATCTGATCGTCGTAGCGGAACAACTCTTGGAAGAACGGGTAATACCAGGGAGCGCCCGAGTTGACGAGCGGTAGCATCTTCGCCATACCGTCGAGCACGCGTCGGTGGACAGCCATGAAGCCCGTCGCGGCGTACATGATCTCGATAGGCTCTTGCGTATGCCGCACGCCATCCTCATCGACGCCTGGCGGACCGAAATGGACTTGGCCCGTGGTGTTGGGTAACCAGCGCAAGGCGAGATGCGACGCGTCCCGCACCGGATAGCCGCCGCAGACGATGTCGTAGCCATCGCGGCAATAAGCAACCGCACGGTCGGCATCCTGCTTCCTGAAGTCCACGTCGTCATCGATCATCAGGAACACGTCGTCGCCGGTGTCGATCCACCAGTTGTAGGCCAGGATCGAGCGCGAGCGTGTGAGCAGCGCATCGCCGATATTGGCGCGCATTCGCCACTCGTTGCCGCCGGCGCCGGTCGTGCGATTAGCGGTCCAGACGATCGTCGGCATGCGACTGACAGCCGCGAGTAACGTGGAACTCTGGATACCGGTTTCGTGCTGTTTCTGCCAGATGTGGATGCGGTCGGCGTTATCGACTTCCCACCAGCCATGCTGCTCGAGCCATCGGCCCGGTCGCCAGCCGCGGTTGCTCTTCAGGTGAAGCGGCGTGCCGGTATCGTGCGTCGCCGTCATCTCGAAGAAGTGCGCGCCGATCTTCGCCTTGCCGAGTGCCTTGTCGAGGAACGATTCCGGGTCCGGCAAGTGCTCGAGCACGTCGATCGATACAAACAGATCGGCCGTTACGCAGCAGTCTTCGGCATGCTCCACGCTGCGGTGCATCTGGAAGCCTTGCGCTTCTAGATCTGCGCGGAGTGCGTCGTTCGGCTCGATCCCGTGTCGGAACGGCACGATCCCCGCGAGTGCCCGCAGATCGTGGCCGGCACCGGCGCCAATATCTACGACGTGCTTAGCGTTCGTGGCACGCGCGACAACCTTGAGTATCTCGGTGATACTCTGACGCGCCGCCGTGTCATGCCAGGCATTGAGGTCCGCGCGCATGTATGCGCCGACGCGAGGATCGGTATAGAACTGAGCGATCTCGTCCGGCGTCTGCGGGCTACGGGTCCGCCATTCGTCGGCAAGCTGGGAGCGCGCCTCGACCAAGTCGGCAGGCGCGGCGCTAGCTTCAATTGCCAAATACGGACTCCTAGTTCGCCTGCACCTTTACGAGCTGGGCGGCAGTCTGAGTGAGCGGGAATACTCCAGACCCGCGGTAACGGATCGCCACGCTCGAAAACGTCGAGTTCGCCGACGCGGGAGTGGTCACGCTCTTGACGTAGCGAAGCGTTGGCCGCCACACGTCGACCATCACCGTGTTCGTGTTGCTGGCGTTGGTCAACTGAGTGATCGACGCGTTAGTGATGTTCGAGTTGACGTTGAAGTTCGAGTTCGCGGCGCCCATGATGCGCGCATCGAACGTCGCACCGGATACCATCGCACCAAGGTTGAAGACGTACAGGACGCCGTCCCAGCCTTGCATGTCGAGTGCGGTGCCGTTGACACCGGCCGATGCGGTCTGCGCGGCGATATCGAGCGCGCAGAGCATCGTCTCGGAAGGTGAATCGTGGTAGCTAGGCATTTACTGAATACCTCCTTTAGACGACGCCATACCGAATGGCATCTGGGTTCCATGTGTCGCCACCGACACGCTCCCAGAGGATGACTCCGACCTGATCTGTGTCGGCGTAGCGCTCGTTGAGCACGCGCGAGGTGATTTGGGCCCGCTGGGCGATGATGTACGCCTGACCGATGTTTCCGAACAGGTAGACCTTGTTGGTGTTCGTGCCATCAGCCGGCATGAAGTCGCTGTTGTAGACCGGGTATCCGTCGAGGTCGCTGACACGGCCGCCGTACTGGTTGTTGGTCGTGCCACGCTGCCACATGAACCGACCCTGACCATCGGTCAGTTTGCGGGTCTTGCCCTCGCTGTCGCGCTTCATCAGCCACACAGCACCGTTGACGTACTGGGCAGGGATCGAATACTCGAGGCTGAGGATCTTCGTCGCGGTCCCGGTGACGGTCGTGGTGTTGCTGATCGTGTCCGATGTCGAACCTTCCACATCGACCGTGGTTGCGCCACCGTTCAGGATGCCCTTCGGATCGAGCACGCCAGCCCCGGCGATGAAGCCCAGATCCTCGACGAGCGCGAGGTTTTCGGCCCCGTTCTGCGCCAGGAAGGCGAGGACGTTTACTGCGGAGTCAGCGACAAAGTCGTTGCTCAGCCGAGTCGAGACGCGCAGTTTCTTGATCGGGATCTGGAACTGCCCGAACGCGGGATCGGTATCCGAGGCACTCGGAGTCTCACCGACCCATGTGCCGGCGAAGCCGCTCGAGAAGATCGAACCGCCGCCGGAGGCAACGCCGCCGGTTGTCGAACTCGCGGCCTGAACCATCGGCCAGTAGAGAACGTCCCGAGAAGTGGCCTGCACGCGCGCGAGTTGGCGCATCACGCTCATCTGCGCGGTACGGGCGAGCACCTCAGCCTGGAGATCCGGCGGAACGAGAAAGCCACCGCTGGCATCTAGACCTTCGGAGAGCGCCTTCTGAGCGTCCAGCCCCATCAGCGACAGCGCCATGTTCCCTTGCGTTGCCGTCAAACGGATGAGTTGCTCGTACGCCTTGCGATACTCGGGCCGGAACGCGGCGCGGGTCATGGTGTAGAACTTGGCCGCATCGACGTCGTTGGTCGGGATCTTGCCGAAGAGGACTTCCTCGGGATACATCGGCTGCAAGATGCCGGTGCTGGTCTGTCGCCAGATCCCGCCGTCCTTGAACTCCCAGCCGGCCGCCTTCATGGCTTTACGGTCTTCGGAGTCGCCGTCACCGTCACCGATGCCGTGAGGCACGCGGTAGACCGGCATCTCGAGGAAGTCGGCGAGTGACTGATAGTCCTTCGCGGCTTCCGCGGTGCGAACGTCCTCTTCGATACTCGCTTTGAGGTTTGCGGCCTCATCGAGCAGTCGCCGAACCTCGGCCGACTTCTCAGCCGGCACGTTGTCCTTGTACTGGGACAGAATGGCGCCAACGCGCGCCTTTAGCGTTTCGAGGGTGTCCCTCTTCGTTTTCAAGTCTGGCACGCTGACTCCTTTCAGACTTCCAGTAGTTCGAGTTCGTAGCGCAGTGCCTGGGCGCGCTGGGTTCCGTCATCGCCGGCTTCCGCTTGCTCGGCGCGTTCGATGGTGATGCCGATGTAGTTCCGCAGTTCCTTGAGTGCCTGGAGTCGCTCGGGCTGCACGCGGCGGGTGACTCCTTGCCAGCCGATGCGCTCCATCGACTTCTGGTCCGCCACGATGTCGTCCAGAGCGCTGAAGAACTTGTAGGCCGCTACGAGGGTTTCGCCGGCGAGGGAATCCTCGGCCCAATACTTCGAGTGCGGATCGGCCTTCTCGTACAGATGAGCGAGCAAGTGCGAGAGCGCGTGATCGCCGATGTCGGCTTTCATCGCCTCGTCTACTGCCTGATGGAGTAGCGCGCGATCGACGTCGCCGTTCTCATCGTGGTGATGGAAGTGGCGAAGTGCCCGCGGGAACGTCTTGCGCTCGTCATCCAACGTGCCGCCGGGCGCGACGTAGCCGAATGCGTCGTCTGGGAGGTCTGCCATGTTTACTCCTTTGGCCGCACTCGCGACTGCGGAGTCCGGCGAGACTTCGATACCCATCGAGCGGGCGCGAGCGAGGATCTTGCGAGCTGCGGAACGCTTGGCTCCGTCCTCGGTGAAGTGCGTCTGGTTGAAACGCGCCATTGCCGCGCGGACGTGGCCCTCGTCAGAAATGTCGAGGTGTCCGGTGCCGGACGAATCGACCCAGGCGTAGTCAGAGCGCGCCATACCTTGCTGCGCCTTCTGCGGTGCGCTCATCGGCTTGAACGACATCTCGACGGGCTCCGGCGTACCGAGCACTGGATCGCCATCCGAGTCGAGCGTGTACGGGATTCGGAAGTAGTCCTCGCCGTTTGTTGTCACGATGGCGTAGTCAGGGAAGGTGGCAACGACCTGGCACATGCCGCCGAAGAGATCACCCGCGGCTTCGCAGATGTCCTCGCGGATGTCCTCGTACGAGCCTTCCATCTGCTTGACCGTGTCGAGCACGGGAAGAAGCGACGCGTCCGATGCAGCCAACGACTTCAGCTCTTTGATACCAACAGTCCGCGGCTCGGCCGGCGTTGGCGTCAGGCTGAACTCGACAACCGGCCAGGACAGAATTTCGGTCGTGCCCTTTTGTGTCCGGCCGGCACGCTTGACGAGGTGCGGCACGCTGCCTGACGACCAGCCGAGAATGCCTTTCGCCACAAGCTCGCGAATCGCATCGGCGTACTTCTTCGACGCCGTGATCTGCGCCTCAACCCACAGGCCGATGTCGTCCGCGTGCTTGGCGATGACGCGACCGACGACCGTGCCCTTGAGCATGTCATCCTGGCCGTGCTGGAACAGCACGGGCGGCGTCTCTGTCAGACGGTCGAACCAGAAGTCGGTTGACTTGGTGAAGTAGTCGCCGACGACGTCTCGTCCACCGAAGACAACGCCATAGCCGGCGATGCGAAGCGTGTTACCGCTTTCGCTGACGATCTTGACTTCGGTTGTGAACAAAGAAAATGGCCCTCAACGCTGCTTGCTTGGGGCGACATGCAGCGAGAGCGCCACTTAGTGATCTATGCGATTGGGCGTAACTATGTATGTGGGCTAGTAAAATGTCAAGAACGTGCGCGGCCTGAGCGTGTGCATGATCGTCAAGGACGAGGAACGGCTACTGCCGGCATCGCTCGCAAGCGTCAAGCGTGTTGCCGACGAGATCGTCATCGGCATCGACTCCAAGACCACCGACCGAACCGAGTCAATCGCCCGAGCGGCCGGTGCCAGGATTCATCACTTCGACTGGCAGGATGACTTCGCCGCGGCGCGCAACATCGGTCTACGGAAAGCCAAACGGGATTGGATCTTCGTGATCGACGCCGACGAGCGGCTCAGCGACTTCGGTGCCGCGATGGTCACGATGGCAATGCGCCAGCCGCATCCCGAGGTCGATGGTTACGCATTCACGACCGACCAACGACGCTTTGATGGCATCCGCGCGACTCAGGATGACTCTGTGTCGGTCCGACTATTCAGGAACGATCCGAGCATCCGCTACGAGAACCGCGTTCACGAGCAGGTTCGTAAGAACGGCAAGCCGATCGCCATCGGTCGATTCCTGAAAGCACCGGGGCTGATCCACTATGGCTACGACCGCGAGTTGTACCGCGAGCGCGGGAAGCATGAACGCAACCTGGCGCTCTTGCAGTCCTGCCTGGCGGCGAATCCTGACGACCGCATGATGACGTACCACATGGCGCGTCAGTTCTACGCCGTGGGTGATATGGAGCAGGCGCGCGAGTGGGCGCGCAAGGCACTGGCTATGACGGGCGAGATCGTGCCCGGCGGGGTCGCGCTACTCGAACGCCTCGCGACCTGAAACTCGTCAGATATTCGTCCTGAAAACCTATTGACGTATCATGTTGATAGGCTTATAGTGAATGCATGAAGAACGCCACGGCCACCAACCTGATCACGAGCGTCAGCGAGAAACTCGCTCACCGACCTAGCCCGAAGCGAACCCGAACAGAAATCTGGACCGCATGTGGAAAACGCATCCGAACCGACCGCCTCATGCAGGTTACGCCTGAACTCAACCGCGAACTCTGCCCATGTGCGAAGTCATGATCACCGTAGGCAGCAAGGTAACCGTCAAGCCAGAGTGCGTGATGTTCGACTATCTTCCCCGTCTGAATCGAACCGCCACAGGTACGGTCACCAAGATCTACAAGAACGGCAAAGCGCTGGTCAGCATTGACCAACTACGGAACCACTGGGACGGTGGCGACGGCCTCGTAACCAAGAACATGCGCCTCACGGACCTTGAGGCGCGGTGATGTCGCCAGTGCCTAGCGGGCGCTCAAAGACCCTCACACGGGCACCTGGCGACGGGAAGAGTGTAGGCGGCGCTCGCAAGGGCGCCGGCCGTAAACCTCAAGGTGAGGTCGCGATGGTCACCACGGCATTCGTGATCCGGCAGGATCAGCGAGACTGGCTCAAGCAGTTCGGCAACCGCTCAGAGGTCGTGCGCGCTGCGCTGGATACCAAAATGAAAACTACTCGGAAACGTAAGGAAAGGTCGTGAACAGTAAACCAGATGGCACGATTGAAAAGGTTACCGATGCATTCTTGCCCGGACGCCTCGTCAAGTTCCAAGACAACGCTTGGGGCGAAGGTTGGTGGCATGTCTATGTCACCCTGCCGAATGGCCGAGAACTACTGATCGCTGACATCGAAGGGCAGCAGCGTGGGAAGTGGGTGGCGCATCCAAAGGCATACCGTCACCCCACTTACAATCGGTACAGTCACGCGGCTGGCGATATACGTATGGTCGCCGCCGAAAATGTCATCTTCGACTTCGTTGAGTGGCAGAACGTGCGCGAGGAAGATACCAAAGTCGTCAAATCGATTCGTGAGCATCAGCGTATGCGAAATGCCCAACTCGATGATATGAGAGCCGCGCGTGTCGCCAAAGGACTTGAAGGATGAACACCGCACTGTCGAGGCGAAGACGCAATGAGGTTGAAGATCGTCTCGCCGCTGACCACCGTCATGGCAAACACCGCGACCCGGTGCGTGAGTGTCCAGAGTGCGCCATCACTGCGTTCAATCGAGCATACGTGGCAACGTTTGGATACGAGGCCGCAATGCGCGAACTAGAGCGGAGCAACCCAAAGTGACCGTCATAACCGTCGGACCTCCTATCTACAGGGTCAGGCACGGTGACTTCCTCCTTTGGGCAGACCGGACGATATATGGCGAGCGCTTAGCGTCTCTCTGCCGATTATGAGTGCCTAGTTGTCGTACTGGACGCCGTTGACTTCCTTGCAGCGGCAACGGATCGTCCACGGTCGTGTGGCGCGCTCAGCGAGTTTCCGGCCACACGACCAACAACGCGGCGATTCGTCGGTGACCACGAACTGCGTCGGCAACACCTGAGCCTTGATCTCGGCGAACGTCATACGCGCTGGCGCGGTTAGAAGTCTTGCAGCCATCGGGGCGCCTCGTGAACACCAGATAGTTCGCCACAGCCATCGCAACGGAAACTCACCATAATTCGGTCGCCACGCCAGAACGTGTGTACTTGGCCCCCATTCCAGCCAAGGCGGTGCGACAGCCTATGCAGAATCCGATTCAAAAGGTTATGGACAATCACGCGGCGACCAACTGCTCCGGCTCGCGCCTCGTCACGATTGAACACCGACATCTGCTCCTGCACTCGCGATTTCCTATCGCTGGTAGTGTTCCGAGCGGTACCCAACCCCGAGCCGTAGCGCTCAAACAGCCGCCGCAGTGCTCCGCGGCGCCAAGCACGTTCCGCTCTTGCGTCCGGCCAATCACCGAAGCGTTGAACCGCTGCATCTCGCGCTGGGTTGCTCGTGTCGCCTCGGCGTACATCGCAGCTCGCGCCAGGAGTCGGCCGTCCATCGGCTGATGCCCGACCGCGATGTCGTGGGCGAAGTTCCTGAGCCAGCCATACTGCGCCCGGATGCGCTGACCGGTCCATCCCCAGTCTGACTGCGTCATCTGCGCCCAGCCGCCGCGGCCGAGTGCTGCGGCGCCGGTGTGGAGCATCTTGATCTCCGTCGCCATCTGCGTCTGCCACTCGGCGAGCGTGATCTGGTTCGTCTGCAAGGCTTGCGTCATCGTGACCATATGCTGCGAGCCGGCCTTGATGACGGCATCGACAGCCTGGTTGACGGCTACCTGCGAGACAAACCGGCCGGTGGCTTCATCACGGTATCGTTGCGATGCGGCAGACCAAACAAAGCTCACAGCCGAGGAATCGTTGAGCGCGCGTCGAGTATCGTCCTGAGTCGCCGCGGGAGGTGCTCGCGCCAGTAGGCCGCAGCGTCCTTGATGTCCTTCGGTCCGACTTGGCTCATCTGATTGAGGTCAGCATCCGACCACGGCAGCAGTTGTACAGTGCGCTGGTCAGGCGTCAGGAATTGGATCGGCCGCGTCATAGTGGATCACTAACCGTGCGAGTCGTTCTATCTGGGCTATGGCGATCCGCACGTCGGAGACGTAGCGCTCCGTCTTGCAGCATTCAATATCGTCGCATGAGCATAGAACGATGACCTCGTGCGTCACGCTGCCAACTCCACGTCATTGATCACTGGCTTAGCTGGACGCAAGATGCCCGCACCACACACGACACCTCACGCCCAGCCATCGCCTGCGGCCTGCGTTCTTGGCCGCTCTGGACGCGCGGGGGTGCGTCCATATCACACATATGTGGTCATACCGCCGCGCGCGCCTTCTCGAGTTGCTGTAGCATGATGCCCGGCGCGAGTGCCCACCAGCGTTGCCCACAACTTGCGCAGTCGAAGTAGCCGGCCAGTTCTCGCGGGAAAGCGTACGTCCCGCACAAGCAGCGCATCGGCTCGTCAGCGTCCTTCGTCAGGCTACTGAGTGTGAAGTAGATCGCCACTAGTGCGCCACGCCGCTCTGAACGCGATCAGCCCTTAGTTCTAGTTCGAACATGCCAAGCTCTATGACCTCAGCCAGGGTTCGATCGAGCCAATCCTTGGATACAACGCTTCCATCCGTTGGATTCTCAATCCATAGCCAACCCATCTTTTCGGCTAGTTCGGACAACTTCAAATGTTGTTCAACGCTCACTCGAACTTTAAGGACTGGCATCAGTGCGCGACCCCGTTCGTGCGCCCATTGGCCGGCACCGGCTGCGGCTGATCTTCTGGCGTCATGTTGTCAGGACCGGGCGCCGGCTGCGGCGGCTCTTGCGCCTCGAGCATGGCATCCGGGTCAACGAGCTGATCGCTCGGTGTTGGCACGCTCGTGGTCAGCAACATCACGACGCCAGGCTTGTCGGGCTCTTCAGGCAGTCCCAGATCAGACCGGTACTCCTGATAGGTCGACCCCTGATTCTGCCAAATCTTGATCACGCGATCGACACGCTTATCTTCGTCTTCCTGTAGCGCCTGGATTTTGCTCAGGTCATGCTCAAACCGCTTGAGTTCGGGGAACTCGTCCCGAAGCCCCATGCTCAGCGTCGAGTCGATGTCGCGAAACACCGCGGTCATCGTCATCTTCCAGAACGCCCGGAACTCAGCATCGCTCGCCGTCTGGCCGCGGTTCGCCTTGGCGCCGGCCAGCGTCGGGATCAAGGACAGCGGCACGCCGTAGTTACCCAGGATTCTAACCTCGTCCGTCTCGCTCACGTCGGTGAGAGCTGCGCCGTTCTGTCCTGGCGGCAGACCCATCGGCGTGTACGTGGCGCCGGCGTTCGGCCCAGTTTCCATCACCATCACCCGATGCCAGCCCGTCTCGCCGCCGAACTGCTCACGAAACACGCGCTGGAGATCGCGCCGTTCATCAGGATTGAGGTGCTTCTGAATAGCGAGCATGCCAGCCGGCACGCCAGCGTTGTTGAAGAATGCCTTATTGAACTTGCGCGCGAGCACTTCAAGGTCAACGCGATCAGCCAACGGCACGAGCGGCGAGAGTCCGTAGAAGTCGTCGAGCGGGTGACGTGTCTTGAAGTGAATGACGTTCTCGGGCGGCAGCAGGAATTTCTCGCCGCCGATCTCGTACCGGTAGCCGCCGATGAACCGCTGTCGGGCGGGGATCACGAACGTGCGGTCTGGCCGCATGAGCCAGAGTTCCACGACCTTACCAGCGTTTGAGCGCACCTTCTCGATATAGGCGTTGCCGTTGATATCGAGGTGCATCATGATCGTCTGCCAGAACCGCGAGCGGCTCATGTATGCGTTCGGGTTCTCGAGCAGATCGAGCGACGGGTGCTCTTCGATCTTCTCTTCGCCTGACTCGGTCTTCTGCCAGGCAACCACCGGCGGCTCACCGGCTGAGTTGGCGCGCAGGTCGACACACTGGAAGACGAGTTCAGCGTTCAGGTAGCCCTCGCGCGACTGACGCGCATAGGTGTATGGCCCGGTGGCCGGCTGGATGCCGTAGCCGGCACCAACGTCGTATGGCGTGACTGTGGACGCGATGGCTGCGGCTTTCTGTTCGTCGACACGTTCCGCGCGGAAGCCAGAGATGAGGCTAGAGATCAGTCCCATTGTTGGCCTCCGATCGAATAACGTTGAGTTCTACGGTGTCGTGGCCGCAGATGATGGCTGCCTGGATATCGTCGGCATGCCCGATGCTAGCGAAAAGTTCCTTGAAACCTGTGGCGAGTTGCTGGCGTTCGTCGGACGCAAGCGGCCGTGGCACACGAATCGCCAGCACATCGCCGGCCTGCAACCTCAGCAGATCAGCCTTTGCGAGTTTCATGCGGCGTGATTGCCGCTCAAGTTCCACGATTCGACCCGTGAGCGCTGCAAGTTCCTTAGCGATGTCCTGGCTTGTCAGGTAGCCGTGCTCGCGCAGTGTGTCCGTCACGCATCCCTCCATATGAGGTCGACCGGACGGAACTTATCAGGGACGAATGCCATAGCTATAGACACAGTGCCGTCCTCTGGGATCGGCGAGCAACATGCGGGGCATGGCATACCGGCGCCGCCGCAACCACAGGCGAATAGATCGTCGTCCCACGGACGAGTCGGGTGCTCCTCGCACACAGTTCCCGTGTCGCCGCATTGCTCACATCGCCCGGCGAACTCATCGTAGGCCGTCATGCGAACGCCGCCCACAGGAAGAACCTGACCGCCAATCCCAAGATTGTCGCCGCGAGCAGCGCGAGCACACAACACAACGCCACCGTGCCAATGATGCGGAAATCCTGCTTATCCATCAGATCG